ATCAGCAAGCGTCATATACTGCCTGCTGAGAGGTACGAGGTTTTGACGAATTTCATCGTTTTTCGCCATCATCTGGCGCCATGAATAAAGAGGGTCACCACCACGGTCGGGAACATCTGCGGCGGGACCATTAACCAGCTTATCCAGGCGCTCGGCGTTATCGAGCAACACAGCGGGAGACGTGCTCCCCAGCTCCGGGTTAAAGGCCATGTTTTTGCTCCAAAAAGAGGCATCGCCCAAACGAGGGTTTGAGCGAAAGAAAAGTTGAAAGGGATTTTTTGGTATTAAGCGACGTCGCCGGGGTATGTAGCGTCGTCGTAGTCATAAAATTCAGCACGGTATTGCCGGGCCGTTATCTCGCAGGTTCCATCGTCCTGCGGCACTATCTCGGACACAATGGCGTGATACAGGTCGCTCTCAGAACTACAGAAAATTAACCGGGGAGGCTCAATTATCGGATCATCCAGCAGGATATCGGCGAACTCAGATTGATACGGGACGGATACCTGATAGTTGTCACCTGTGGGTGATGCTTCAAACAGCCGTGATGCTTTTCCATCCTGATAACGCAGATAGACGCGTGGATTTGCAAAAGTCCAGTCCAGCGGCTCCGACACATCGAATGTGGTCACCCCACCAGCAGTAGTCATCGACTCAATCAAACACGAAATGGTGTTGCTGCCAGGGATATCATCGGTCAACACAATACGATCCCCGACGTTGTAACAGAGCGCGTCCAGTTCCGTCGTCGTTTTATGCGTCATGCGCTGCAGCTGGTATTTTCTCAGTCGGCGCATACCAATCTGGTATGCGTGATCAGGATTGCCTACCCCATCAGCCCGGTATGCCTCTATTTTCAGCGGCGTTGGGTTGCCAGGCAGACGGCATTGCACCGTCTCTTCTGCCCAGGTCGATCCGTTGATATAGGTTACGTCAACACCATCGTAATCATCGTCAGTCACCGTAACGAAATCGGTCTGCATCTCGGATACCATCTCGTGAGGGGTGATAGCCCCGGTCCAGGGTTTAACACCTTCACGACCCACTGATGCAACAGACTGGGTATTTAGCAGAAAATAACTCTTTCCGGCTGCAGCGATTTTCTGAAGCATTTCCAGCGCAGAAATACTGTCACCCGTGGCAAAATCGAAATACTCGCCGTTCGGGGTCCAGTAAGTCTGCTCCAGGGCATCTATTGCCTCAGTATCCATTTCCATACCAAGAGAACGGCCGACGTGATAAAGCGCACCAGAGATACTACGGGCTACGCCAGAGTCATAAATGCGCGTGGCCACAACGTTTACGCGCCGGTCAGACTGAGCCGCCAATTTGCCCCCCGTCTCAACCGTAACCCCCATCAGGGTGACGCCAGCATAGGATGTTGGCCGAGCCAACAAGCGACCACGCAACGCTTGCCAGTACATCGAGTCACGCGCGTTATTGCTACCCTGCTCATTGCGGCGGCGGCAGCGCACCTCAACCAGCCCAGGAGAAGAGAGATCAAAACGCTCTGTAAAACCCAACCCGTTGATATTTTTAAGCGCGTAAACCCCCTGCCTGCTCGTCCAGCCAGAGCCAGATCCATAAACACGGTACTGTATTTCCCACTCACAATGCCTGATGCGTTTTTTGCCTTTGCTGTCGAATCCGCAAATGCCAGACGGAAAGGAGAAATTCACCTCGAAAGCGTCCACCACTTCAGATTCCGGGCAGGCAAGGAACGGCCCCATCCAGGTATTGTTGTCGCTGATCCCTGTAGCCTGATAGTCAATCATCGTGCGGGGTGAGAAGCCAGACCAGGAAGGATCAACCACTCCATCAATCAGCCGCTGAACCGTTGCGGTCGTACCGTCCGCATCCGCAATGCGGTACTCGTTGCCACGGTGAGCCAGCGCCAGGCGTTGTGTTCCCTCCGGTATCCCGGAAAATGCCACTCCGGTTGCACTCCCATACGCCAGCGTAACGTTAGCAGTTATTGCCGGACTGCCTCCGCTGGACGCGGTGCCGGAGTTAAATACAGGACTGTCACCAAAAACGGCTACCGGGAGCGATGATGAGGTAATGTTTCCGCCGAGCCAGGGGCTTGATGCCTCAGCAATCAGCACAACACCGCCACTATCCTGCGCCAGTAATCCTGATCCGGTCAGGCCCTCGTTTATCGCCATCAGCAGGCCGGACATATTCACATAGTCCGCAATGAGGGAAATGGTGTATTCATGTCCCTGCCAGGTGATCGTAAAAGTCTGGCCGGTACCGGAGTAATCATATGTTGATGGGGAGGCATTTGCTTTCAGGCTGGCCGCGTTTCCACCCGCCCCCGGTATCGCGTCCTGTTTTGCCGTATAAGTTGCAATAACCAGTTCATATTCAGTGCCGTTGATTTCCAGGGTAACCGGCATCCCCGGATAGGGATTAATTTCACCCAGAGAGTTACTGGCGAGAACGCTATATCCCGACGAGGTTGAAACCAGAAAATTCATCGGTGCGACGATCGTAACAATGGCCCCCTCAACCCACGACTCAGGCAACGCATTGCCTTCATCGTCATCATCGTTGCCATCATCCAGCCCGTTAAACGTCACGGATGCGCCAGAAACGGTCATACTATCGGCGTTGATATCTGTCGAATCTGGAGAGGTCTGCGCCATATCAAGCCCACTCCCGCTGGAAGTACCACCTACCTCTGTCGAGTTGAACCAGTTTTCACTTCGCCGATCTCCTGAAACATCTGCTCCAGGTGAATAAACGTTGTAACTGAACGAGTCCCCTAATGCTGAAATAGGTGTTGAACCCACACGGATATCACCATTCGTAAACGCGAAATTCCCCTTTCCAAGGCAAACCATCATTTCGACGGTCATTCGCGTTGGATCATCAGGATTAAAGCGCGTCACTGGCTGTACGACATAATCTGGATAGATACGGCAACGGCCAAACACTTCGCGGATTGGGTCTCCAAGTTTCGCCTGGTTCGCTTTGGCTGGGTTTAAATCCAGCCCCAGACCACTGGAGGATGAATAGCCGCCTTTATCCATGTTCGACATGGTGATCAGCACATACACAGCCGAGGCTGCAGCGATGGCCGCCGCTGCCCAGGCAGCGATAGCAGTTGCCGTCACTCCCTCACCAGGGATCGGGTAAACTTTTACATCGCTCTCAGCACTGATAAAGCATAAAGGCCATTCTGCCGGTGGGACCGGCTTACCATTCACCTCAAACGTAACACGCTGCACCATATCGTTACGGTAGTTATCGACATGCTGGAGCATCCAGTCATGTATGGTCGTATCCCGGTGTTCATGCGTCTCCAGCGGTTCGCCAGGCAAACGCGACGGGTAAAGGCGGATTGTCACTGGTAATACTCCACTTTCAGAAACTGGCGTTCAAAACGCGCCAGGGGAAGAATGGTTACGTTGCGCCGGGGATTACATTCAATAACGTAAAGCGCTCCCTCCATTTCGACGACAACACCAAGGTGGCCGATCATATTTCCCATATAGCAGGCGGCAACCGCACCGTTGCACGGCTTGCAGGGAGTCAGGTCACGCGAAAAACTCTCGCAGACTTCCCCCATTTCAGTGCTGCCACGCTCTTTAATCACAGCCTCAAACGCGGGCCATTCAGGCAGCCCCAGGTCCCGGCGGACCTCATGTACAATGCCGTAGCAGTCGAGAACAGGAAAAGTGCGGCCGCCCATCTGCCAGCGGACAGTCAGGTATTTGTCAATGTTGAGCATAAGGAACCTATCGGGAGTAACGGAGACCCTGGAAGTACGTCAACGTGTACCTGTCACGTGGCCAAGCATAATCGAGCATATTTTTAAATCCGGCAGTGACATTTACAGTAAGCGGCGTCCAGGAGCCTCCTTTAACCGGCATAACGTAAGGCGGCTCCGCTGGCGCGGTAAGGTCGGTTGAAATGTATTTCCTGAATGTGATGCTGGCAGTGGATATGGCATCAATGACCTTGCGAATAGCCGTGGATACAACGCCGTCGATGTTGCACAGCATAAACTTCAGGTCCTGCGTCCCGTCTTCGTTTCTGGCTGGAAGGGAAAGGACAATGGCACAGGCAATAAACGTTACGGTTTCGCCCCCCTCGGTAACCGCCGTAATGTCCTCATAACCCTCACACAAATAATGCGTCTGGCCGCCAATATCGATCTGCAATGTACCAATGATGACCTCAGACCCGGAGGACGCATAAAGGCGGTTAATCGCTGTCATGTTTAGGCCACTCCCTGTTCAGAGCTATATCGAGTAAAGAACTCCCGACAATCCACTCAGGATATTTCCCCCAGCCAACTGGAGCAAGTGGACGCTCTCTTAACTCAACAGTTGCAGAATAACGCCAAAGACCGGGTTTAATAAAGGCAGGCCCCTTATAAATACCTACAAATCGGCATTTAAAAAATTTAAGGCCGACAGGTGTTTTGCATTTCATGTAAAACCATGCAACACCATCAGTTAATACATCCCTGTACCATGCTTCAAATGCCTGTGCTTGCGCGTCAGTTTTAAACTGCCAGACAACCGTATTATCAGTCGGCACTGATGTATATTTTCTACGCTGCCTGGCAAGCCCCCCCACCCTATCGGTTCGAATCATAGGATCAGTCGGTTCAAATCCATAATTATCGTACGTGGGGCCGGGGATACAATTATGAGGATAATAAATATCGGTCATTATTTCTTACGCCTCCCCGGATAAACTGATTTAAGTGATCGACCATAATTCTCAGTTGGATTAATAACCTGGGAAGTAAAATATTGCTTAAGCCTTTTTTCAGATGCACGCTGCCGCTGATCCAACATTTGGACCATTGCATCGTCCGGTTTCCCGGTGTAGGTGTTATTGAACTCAACATGCTGCGGGTTTCCGGCAAGGGAACGCTGTTTCCGCACCTGTTCCAGAGTGGCATCCAGTTTTGCTGATGTTCCTGCCGTCGTAACCCGCTCCCCTTTTTTCAGCAGCCAGGTGCCCGTTTCCGGAATTTTATCAATGCCGTCGTGCGCCATGCCAGCAAGGGCTAATCCTGAGATGGCAGCAACTAAAGGCTCTGTGACACCAATAGCGGCAGTCAAAGCTGCGGGAGCCATAGCCGGGCCCACGATTGGAATAGCTGCAGTGGAAGCATATGCAGCCAGTTGAGCCTGTAATGCTGTAGCCTGTGCATTAGTGATCATAGGGGCTGCAGCTGCAGCTTGTGTTGTTTTCCCGACAAGCAGCTGCACCCCCTGATATACCAGCCATTGTGCAGCAAGCTGGGCCAGGGTCTGGATGACTGTTTTACCAAAACCTTCAACCATGTTACTCAGGGCATCGCCAGCATCTTCAGACTGAGTTGCAAGATCATATAACCCCTGCTGGAGATTGCTTGTTACTCCTCCGAGCGCAGTATTGGTTGTATCCGCAGCGATCTGATTGTAATTGGTGGCCATGTCAGCATAGTTTTCCCATGACGACTGAACGCCGGCCAACCAGTTATTACGCATTTCATCCTGTGCAGCGTAATAACCCTCAAGTGCGGAAAGCTCTTTCTGATACCCTTCATCTTCCAGGCTTCCCCCCTGATTTTTCCATCCCTGCCTTAATTGCGCCCTCTCTCTATTACGTTGTGCGTCCTTGTCACTTAACCCAGCACTATCTGTCAGTGCAGCAGTCTTTTCCTGCATCTGAGTAACATATTTTAACGAGTTATCCTGAAGCTTATTAAGACGTTCCTGAGCAACGATCTGATCGCCAAGTTTCGCATTAACCTCAGCCTGCGCCAGAACCTTATCCTTGCTGGCGAGTAAAGATTGTTCCTCTTTACTCAGCGCACGTGTTTTCGACGCCTCTTCTATAACCGCGAATTTTGACTGTAAAGACCACAAATTTTTGCGTTGCTGACTGATGGTATCGTTAAGCCCCGTATGCTGTTGCAGCAACTTTAACTGCGTCATCAACTGCAGGGTTTCGGCATCAGTCTGATCAGAAGAACGATCACCAGCAGAAACTTTAACGCCTTTTGGTTTCGGCGTTTTTTTTAAGGTGGCCTCATATTCTTTCTTGGCTGCGGCCATATTGATGGCGTAATCAGCCTGTAGGATATGTCCTTCTTTCAGAGCTTTATTTAATTCATTCTGCCTGGCAGTATACTTTTCAAGCGCAGTCTGCGATTTAGCATAATTGGCTTGTGCTTGAGCGGCATATTTCTGTTTTTCAGATTCTGCCTCCGCTTCCTTTTCGGCCGCTGCTGCGCTGGCTTTGGCAATACCTGCTTGCTGCTGCGCCATATCAAGAGCCAGTCGGGCCGACTCCCTGTCATTCCAGAAACGTGCTCTGGCTTCATCGTTTACATAGCGATCATTTTTCCTGAGATTCCAGATGTCATCAGCCTGCTTAAAAGCTGATTGCGCCTTGCTTACCATCTCCCCTGCGGTATCAGGCCGCCCCAAATCCAGAGCAGCATCCCACATGGATTTAAACGCGCGTTTCAACGAATCAGCAGAGCGCTCAATCGTTCCCATGTTATCGATCAGGCTCTGAGTCTGGGTGTTAAATCCCTTCGTCGCCGCATCATTAGCCGCCTGAAGTGCAGCGGCTTCATCTCCTGAACGTTGTAACTGAGCAACGTAATCAATCTGCTCGGCTGTCACATTATGAAATTGTTGCGCCATCGCAATCAGGCCGGATGTCGGGTCATTGGTCAGTTTCCCGAACGCTTCCGCAACCTTTTCAATGGGGATACCAGATGCCGTAGAAAATTTTGCAACTGACTGGCTTAGTTCATCAAAACGCGCACCCGCCCCCACGCCAGCATTAATTAATGCAGTCAGAGAATCAGTGGTTTGATCAAAGGTGAGTCCTGCTTGCTGTCCCGATTTTGCCAGTGCCAGCATTCTGTCGGTAGTCAGACCAGCCGTGTTACCTGATAGCGTCAACGTCTTATTAAAATCGGAAAGGGTTGACGTTCCCTGATAGAAGATATATCCAATTCCGGCACCTGCGGCGGTCAAAGCTGCAACCCCAACGGCCAACGGGCTTACAGCTCCAAGTAATCCTCGAAATGTTGGGATCAGGCCACCAAATGAGTCTTTAACCTGACCGCCTTGCTGGAGCAAAATTAGCCATGGGCTCTGCCCACCAGCTAACTGAGTTGCGACATCAGTAAGTTGCGCAGGCAACATACGCATTGCATTATTGTATTGGCCGATTGAAATACCAGCACGTTTTGCAGCACGCTCCTGCCGCGTGAAAGCTGCGGTGACCTGCGCTGTACTGTCGTTCGCGGCTCTACCTAACCCGCTCAGCTGCTTATTCAGATGAGCAACTTCCTCATCAAATTTTGCGCTATCGCCGTCAATTTTAACGACCAGATCACCCACTGGCTGGGACATAGCGAACTCCTCCAGGAATGCTTTCGGCTATCGACATAAGTTGCTCGTCTGAATCCAACTCACTTTCTCCCTCACGTTTTGATAACAAACTAAAATCAAGGGAGGTAATTCCGTGTTTATCCGGATCGGTAAAGAGACTGACAGCAAGATAACTAAGATTGGCAAAATGAGAGTCCAGGAGGTCGTCGCTAAAACAATTATCCTGGTAATACTCAATCCATTCGAACCATTCAGAGGAAGACATTTCCGAAAGCATTGCGCGCCAGTCTGGCCGTCCAAACTCCCTGGCTAATCGCATAGCAAAGCGACGTGAGCGGGTCAGGACTTTTCCAAATCTGGCTCTTCCTCTTCTTCAGTTTTCTCAGTGTCATTATTAACTGGTGGGATCATCCCTGAAAGCATACGCACAAGTAATGCAGCGCTGCCCAATAACCCTGGTGGATATTTTCGTATAATTTCAGGGAAAATATCTTTCCCTTCACGTTTCTCTTCATCAGCCTCGCTCAAGGATAATGCAACGAGCATGGCCTGATCACGCATAGTCAACAAGGTGGCCAATTTAAAGTTTTCTTCAGGTGTGCTTTCCTCTGGCGGTAATGACTTCCTCTCTTCAACCATAAATTCAATATATTGCATTCTACTGTAAGCCGATAACTCAAACAGTAAAATATTCTCACCATCGGGATTTAATGTGTCTTTTTTAAGATAAGTCATTTCATTACCTTTCGCGGTGCCTTAGCACCGCTGATGAATATATTAAGGGTTAGTCGATGCGTTATCTTCAGCCAGAGAAGGTTTACCTTTATTGGTGATTTGTGCACTACGGGTAATAACTTCGTTTCGTGAAATAGTCTTACCCAAACTATTTACCCAGCCGGTGAAAACATCAACTGCCCCATTTGGATATTTAATTTTGTAAGATTTTTCATCACCACTCATAAACCAGTCAACCAGATCCTTCTGGCCAGATTCACCAGGTTTCCAGGCAAGTGTTACGCTGGTTTGACCGGCTGACTTAACACCCTGAGCTGTTGCATCCCAGTCAGGCGCATCATCATCAATATAGGAATCATCATAGGACTCTGCAGTCAGTTCCCCAGGTGTTAATTCCTTAACCTTTGCCGTTCGTGTCCAGCCGACATCACTTAACGGATCATCGTAGGGATCACCAGTTCCGGTATAAATCCAAAAAGTTGTCCCGGCACCTTTCGTCGGCGTGGTAGGTGTTGGAGTTGGCATATAGTCCTCACATAATATAAGTCAGGGAGTATTGGAGATCGGCGGAGCCCCATGTAGTGGCTTCATCGTCACGTTGGTAGTCGTACCCGGCAACGCTGATGGTTTCAACGATACTGGCAAGCTCAGGAACGTCAGCCATGGCCGGATAGATGCGGGTTTCCATCCATTTATCCAGCTCGCTATCGGTAGCAGTTGCTTTAAGGAATACTTCAATGTGAAGGACAGCCTCCCACTCTTCCTCATCAATACTGCCGCCCGTCGCCTTTGCATCAGTAAGATATACAGCGACCGCAGGTAACTCTTCTGGAGCCAGGAAAGCTGGCCGACCGTCATACCAGAATATTTTTCCGGAGTTGATTGACTTCAGTTTATCCAGAACAGCTTTTCGTACTTGCGGGTGAATCATTTTGTTACCAGCCTTATCTGATTTTTGATCGCAGCCATCATTTCTTTTGGCATATCAGATGCCATCAGTTTGGGAAGTTCTTCTTTGAATGCAGCAGTCAGGGGGGTGGCCAGAGGTACTTTCACCACTTCTACCGGGTAACGAGATTTACTGGTTCGTCGAAGAACATGCCAGCGACCATTATTAAGCTGTTGCACGAAAGCACCAGGGAAGCTGAAATTCCCAATCTTCAGAACGCTTCCAGAACTACCGTTGTCGCGCTTTCGTCGTGAAAGTTGAACTCGTACTGGCCCCAGCTTTATCGCCGGGAGGTTGCCGCGATTTACCCGGATGGTAGCCATTGGTTTTTTAGGGCTTGCCCGTTTAAGTTTGGCGCGCTGCATGACCAGTTTTCGCTTAACCTTAGTCTCTTTCGCCACGCGCGTAGAGCTGCGGCTGATTGCCCTTCCAGCCACCCGGTTAATGGACTGGGATGTCGCCCGAGGAATGGCATTTTTACTGATATTGCTCAGGTTCTGCCTGAGCTCTTCCAGCCCTTTAATCGTCACCTGTGACCTCCTCAATCCAGATTTGCGGCTTACCATTAAAGAGGAGCCATCGGGTAACGGTGTAAACCTGACTTTTATAAATAACCTCATCTCCCCGCGCCGACTGATAGCCTGCGCTGAAGATAACCAGGTTAATCCCATCCCCAGCGACCGGCCCCAGCTCAGGCAGCAGGTGACTTTCAACAGCAATATGCTCATCGCCATTAATAGTCACCGTTCTGCCCAGCCTTTTCGCCGTCAGTTCATCCATTCTGTCAGCCATATTGTCAAAGGCATTAGCCATTAATTTTGACTTCCAGGACGGTAACGCCTGCCGCAGCATCCTCCCAGGCAGTCCCGGCTAACACCGCATCGGTGTCATCCAGTTGAACATTTCCAGCTTTGAGATATACCTTTTCCCCGGCGGTCACGGCATCAGCTGGCAGCTTAGGTAAAAGAAAGACACCGTCAGCGAATCCGTCGCCTACATCACCTGCCTGAATATCGGTAATTGCAACCGCAATCATTCCGCCTAAAGAAACGGGTGTACCACTGAGAATTTCCTCGGTACCAGAATTTTTCACGGGGATGGTTTTGCCGTCTTGCACATAATTTTTAGCCATAACGTCTCCTGTCAGCCCCGCAGGGCTGATTTCAGGTATAAAAAAAGCCCTTCCGGGCGTCGTTTTCAGAACTGTAATGATTACTGGCCGCTGGATTTCACCAGGCCGCGGTAATCAAGCGGCGCCACACCAGCATCGATACGAACTTTTGTAGCGATACCGTCAGTGGTAAACCCTTCCTGTTGATCAATGTAAGGAGTATCAACACCATTCAGATACGCAACTTCGATGGTGTCCGTCCCTTTTGCCGCCATCAGATACCAGGCTTTTGCGTCAGCTTCGTCAAGGCGGGCCTCTGCAATCACATCTGCAAAATTCTGGATCGGGTTAATAATCCCGGCGTTAATATCCGCCCCTTTTACGCTCGCTGATTTAATCGTCTGGTTAGCCAGTGTCTCCAGCGCGACCGGCACCAGCATAAATGCCGGGCGGATGTTCAGAGATCGTTCTCCCTCTTTCTGCAGGCGCATCAGTTTACGTGCATCGTCCAGGCTGCTGACGGAAATAGCACCGGTGGACAGGTTCTTGTGGTCTGCGTGGAATAACGCCTTACCATCTGAGAGTTTTGGGTTTTTGGTCAGAATGGCGTAAACAAGGTCACCGATAGTCGCCTTAGCGGCACGGCCCATTTTCATCGGTACATCTGTGAGCTGGTTCAGATCATCGTTGATGATTGCCTGGCGAGTGATGGAAAAAATTTCTCCGTAGGTGGCTAGCGCGATGGTTTCACCTTTATCGCCGGTAGTCACATACTTATATTCAGCGCCTTCGCGAACCTGCCGCAGAGACGGGAATCCGCCCATCCCCACACGATGCGCTGTCTTAAAGTCCGACAACTGGCCTTTCTTTGTCCACAGTTCAAAGGTTTCTGCAGCTTCGTCCCAGCCCTGCAAAATCGATTTGTTGGCGACATCAAGAAGGATGTTGCCAAAATCAGAGGTGCTGTGCGTCAGCGCCAGCCCTACCATCTGCATCGGGTTATAGCTGGATACGCCAATTCCCCGCTCAGTCAGGGCCATGCGGGCATATTCACGCAGGGTCATGCCGTTGTAGACATTGTCACGTTCCTGATCTTCAAATCCGGCACGCGCCATCAATGCCTGGCGAATACCATCGGCGACAAAATTACCGTTACCTGCATGAATATGCGCTGGCGTGGTTTTCGCCGATGGTGAAGCATCTTTACCCAGCAGCGCCAGCAGTTTGTCTTTAGCCTGATCGACAGAGCAATCCATATCTGCTACACACTGCGCCTGCAGTTCGGCGTGTTTACCACCAAACATCGCAAAGAGGTTGTTAATACCATTAACGCGATCCTTTTGCTCAGCGATTACCTGAGCACGAATGGTGTTTTCGTCAATTACGGGAGGTTGGCTCACCACCGGCTGCTGCATTTGTGGTTGCTGGGGATCGCGTTGCGTGGTAGCTCGCGGCGGCGTTAACATGTTGCGAATATTTTTTGGCATCTTTTCGAAGTCCTCAATACGTTTAGACTGGATACAGGCCATAGCCTGAAGAGAGGGGGTGACCTGGTCGGCAAAACCCATAGCGACGCATTCTTTGCCGTCCATCCATGTTTCATCTTCCAGCATCGCCGCTATTTCATCGGCGCTCTTACCCGTTTTCTCTGCATAAGCAGGGATCAGAACAGACTCAACCTTGTCCAGAAGCTCTGCGTAGTCACGCATATCGTTGGCATCACCACCAGCAAAGCCCCAGGGCTTATGGATCATCATCATGGTGTTTTCAGGCATGATGACCGGATTACCTACCATAGCAATGACCGAGGCCATAGACGCGGCCAGACCGTCGATATGAACGGTAATTGACGCACCATGATGTTTAAGAGCATTAAAAATGGCGATGCCGTCAAAGACATCGCCACCAGGCGAATTGATATGAAGATTAATATGGGTCACATCACCAAGCGCTTTAAGGTCGTTAACAAACTGCCGGGCGGTCACGCCCCAGTAGCCGATCTCGTCGTAGATATAAATTTCTACCTGATTGTCGGCGCTGGCCTGCATACGAAACCACGAATTACTTCTTGCGCTGGCTTTCGGACGCCGGGGCGTCCGGTTCTTTGACTTCGGCACTGGTGCCTCCTTTATCATTTGCAGGATCGGTGTCATACACCAGTCCCAGTTCGCGGTTATCATCAACTTCAGCCTTGCGACGACGTTTCACATCATCCGGATTGCGTCCGCTAGCTCGCACCCAGTCAGATTCTGTCGCAGCACCTCCTCGGATTTGCGCTTTCCATGCATTAGCCTCTTTAACTGGGTCGATCCACGGCATGACCGGACCGGAATAAACTGCGGTGTAAAGCGACGCCATATCCAGCCCACGTGGTAGCTGAATTTCGCCAGAAGCCACCGCCATTTTTAACCAGTTTCGGTACATTGGCCGGGTAATTGCTCCGATGAACCAGTCCTGGAGGATCAGATAACCGTCTGTTGATTCAACCAATTCCTGGCGTTGAGCGCTGTACGTTCCATCGTAGTTTCTGGCTGTACTGGAGAAGCTGAGACGAGCACCAGCAGCAACGGCGCGCAATTGCCCATTTCTGAATGTTTCAAGGTTAGGGTTTGGTCTGTCAGATTTGATCATCCCGATGTCTTCACCGGGAAGGAGATCATCATAGATAATGCCTGGCTCAATCATTACATCACGATTATCTTTGCTGTTCTCATCCGTAAAACTTTGCCCGTCCCCTTTTTTTATGTACATCCCCAGGGCGGCGGCTATGCGTGCGGCCGTTAACTCCGCATCCTCGTATTCTTTCAGCGCACTGAGGCGCATGAGAACACCAGAAAGGAGAGACGTCCCTCTGGTTTGATGAAGGCGACGGGTAAATTTGAGATGAAGCATATTCCCGGCATCAATATCTTTCGTATCCAATTGACGGCCGGTAACAGGCAGACTTTTATAAACCAGGTACTTTTTCGGGCGTCCCCAATTATCGACATAAACCCCCTGACAAAGTTGCTGTGACTCATTGTTGGTCATCGGCACAAAATCAGCCTCTAGCGCTTCAAGCCAGAAAGGTACACCAGCCACTGGATCAAGTCCCTGCGCTGAGCCACTCACCATCTGAGCGAAAATTTCCCCGTCCCTGAGCCAACTCCTGAGCATCAACCGCTCAAGCATCGGGCGGGTAAACTGTCCCGTAACCTCAGGGCTGACTGACCATTCGGCCCACTTCGTTCTGATTTGTTCTGCCAGTTTTTTTGCGATATTTCCGTTTTTTAGTACCGGGTGTGGCTCAACAATAATTCCTTTAGCTCCAACTACCCTTTCCTCGAGCTTATCGAATACACCAATAACCAGATCGTGGTTATTGTCCAACCAGCGAGCCTGTTCTCGAAGTGAAACAGCTCCCATCTGACTAAGCTGGTTAGCGGAACGATTTTCCCTGCGGGCCTTATGCGTACGAGTAGGCTTAACAGCTTCATATGCCTGTATCATTGCTCTCGAACGTAACCTCGCAGCTTTCCAACCAGGGGAAAAGACACCAATCGCATCATCTAACAGGCTCATGGAAACCTCGCGAGCTTATAACCGGGTCGCCCGTTACGCTGAGCCAGCAGGGAAGCAAGACGACGCTCCCATTCCTGACGCCCCTTGCGGATTTCAGACAGGTTCTCCAGCGTCATCTGCTGCCCGTTGAATGTTATAGACTTTCCATCCAGCACAGCTATTTCCGCATCGGTATAACGCTGGATAATGGATTCAATATCGGTTTGTTTCACACCCAGCCTCCTGATGATGTAGTCCACGGGTTGTTTTCGACATCCGTCTTATTTGCCTTCCGTTTTTTTCTGCTATGGGTCGTTTTTGCTGATAACGTGGGTGACGCTTCGCCAGTTTCCGGCGTGCTTTCTTCAATCCACGTTGCCCGCCTCGCCCATTCAGGCGCATCCGGCCATTTGATCTTTTCGTATCCGTGCAATATGGCCAGCGCATCGGCATAAACGAGTAGATCGAAAGCTTCATTCGGACCTCGGCCCGGTTTTCTCCATTTTCCATCGGGTGAACGTTCCTCATAGGTCAGCTCATCGTAAAACCAGCTGCCGAGCCATTTAGGGAAATGCACATAGTTCGGGCCGGGTGATTCTCGCCACAGGGCGTTATTCACCTGATCTTTCAGCGCATCAGTCTGAAGAAGGTAAAGCGGCACATCGCCAGCGGCTTTTGCCCGGCGAGTTGATCTGTCAGTGTTATCAGGAAATGTTCGGGTAATTAGTTTTGAGCGTCGGACACTGTCGCCCTTGAAGAGGAAAATCTTTTTACCAAGCCCATCCCGGCGGCACTTACGCCAGAACTTATAGGCGTTATCGGTGACACCATCCTCACCGCCGGAATCGACAGCCATCGCCATGAGCCGCATGCGTTTTGAAGGGTTGCTCGCTAAGGGCCATGACTTTTCGAACACGTCAGACAAAAGTAAATCCCAGTCTTCCGGGTAACTTGCCGGATCGATGGAGTAACATTCACCGTGCTCATTTGCCCGCAGAGACTGGCGTATGTTGTAGCGATCGACCAGCCATCTCTCACCCTGCTCACCGTAGCCAGTCACCTGAACCACGAAACGACGGGATTTACCGCCCTGCACATCAACGGTTGCAGTCATAAAGAGCACACCATCTGGTACAGATCGCTTCGGCACGTCTTCAGCGCGTCGTTCGAGCAGCTCACTCTTACGTTGTTCGAGACTGGCTCGGGGTAGATAAGGCCGACCAAAGTCGGTATTAACTACCGTTTTCAGCGTCTCTTCACTCTGGGTGGACTCATATTCCTGCTCAGCAGTCAGGAATTTGTATATCATCTGCGACCATGTCTGATATGCAGCCGCAGGCCCCTCCATCCAGAATGAAGCGATGCGTGATCGCCGCGGCTCCCCAAATCTGTTGCCATCACGGTCTATTTTTTCTCCATCGCGTAACCAGACATGGCGGATATTCAGTTCACGTTTCATATCTGCGGTGATCCTGCCTTTGCAAGCCGGGCACTGGAGATATGCAGACTCACTTGCCACAACGGGATCAAGGGAATCCCGGTAGCCCGTCATATTGGCTACCTCCGGCTGAAAATATTCTCCGCAATGCGGACACGGCCAGTAAAGGCGGCGGCGGTCACCACGATTAAACAACGATAATATGCCGGTAGTCGGCGGTGCCTCATGTGCGGTGTTTGGTCGCCATTTCGTGTCACGAATATCTCGGCCAGGTGAACTCTCAACCAGAGTCATGCCGCTGGACATAAACGTAGTGGTACGTTTCGAACCCAGGGAAAATGCATCACCTTCTCCGTCGATATCTTCAGGAAAGCGGTCATAGTCAGTCAACGCCACGCTTTTATAGTCTGACGACGACATAATGTTGACTGACGGCCAGCCCAGTTTGAGATAGTTACCGGCCCGGAAGGTGCGGTCGTGAACGTTATTGTCGTTACGACGCGGACTGAGTCGCGATTTTACTTCCGGACTACACCGGAATGTGCGATCGAGGCGTTTCTTGGAATGTTCACGCGCTTTCTCTTCGGAGACCTGAATAACCAGCATGTCAGCGGGATCACAAACGATGTTGTAGACAATCCAGCCATCAATCAGGCCAATCGTTTTCCCGGTTCGGGCCGGTCCGACAAACACCACCGCATCATATTCACGGGATGCCAGACAATTCATCGGCTCAATAATATAAGGGGCCAGATTGGGGTCCCATGGTACGGAGTTACCCGCCCCCATCGGCACACGCATATATGAGCTGACCGCATCGGCCACCTGCATACGACGTGGGGCACGAAGAATACCGGAGACATCGCGGCGTATCCCCTTGGCAGATGCCCGTTTTGTCATCAGTCCTCCTCTGGCTCATCCTCCTCTGGTTCAGCGTCCATTACTTTTTGGGCAACCTGATCGCGCAGGTCATCAATCACGCTTTGCACTCGTGATACCGCAACCGGCGTAAGTGCACAGTCGCGCTCAAGAATGTCCGGAAGTGTTTCAAGTACCATGACGACGGCTTTCGCCATCATTGAAAATTCACGTGCGACGTCTTCGGCGGGGATAAGTTGCTTGGTATCTACTTCAAATTTCAACCGCTCATTTTCTGCTTTCCAGTGAGCGAGGCGATCAGGGGGTGTCATCTCTTCAAGATTCGATGAGGAAACCGTCGGGATCATTAATTCTGTCAGAATATCGGTGACAAGATACAACTTAAGTTTGCTGTTGCTTCCCTGGGCGGGACTGACATTTTTTAGCCTGGTAGCGACGGTCTGGCGGTGTACGCCAGTAATCCCGGCAAGCTGGTTGATATTGAGTTTTAAAGTAGCGATTTCCTGGTCCATGATGGTGAACACTTTTTATACGATTCGACATCATTGAAAATCCGACATCTGGAAAATCAATAACCTGTGCACATGATGATGATGACTATGAAAAATGAAAACTAGCCGTTTTCCGCGAGTCCGCCGCCCCGTGGTAGCCCACCCCTCCGGGAGGACCCATTAAATGATAATGATTACCATTTGCACTTTAATAATTCATATCCACCACTCATGGCCATTTAGACGTCCAAACATCCAATTTCACCATTTGAAATCAAAAGTGATACTCATTCGCATTATCAAGACCCTCGCAATGTGAGGGGCTTCTGTAATGCGTACGTCTACTGTGCAGATGGAGACAGCTCCCCTTCTTCAAACCATGCGTCTACAGCTCGCCCGTCTGCTGCACGATAATGAATAAGGTACTGATTGGGGCCATGCGTATATTCAGCACGAGCTTTGATATGCCCTTCTTCTTCACTGATACTGACGGTTACCACCTGACCAAGTTCATGTTTAAAGCTCATCGGTTATTACCTCTTTTTGCATATAAAAAAACCCCGCCGAAGCGAGGTTCTCGTTTGACTGAAATGGCTATTTCTTGAGTGCCTCAGCATAAGCCTGAGCGCTCTTTTGTGATGACTCCAATATGTCATCAGTCAGCGTTTGCTGGCCCCATTTGGTGACCTTACCATTAACGAAAGTTATAACCAGTCGATCGTTAGCCAATTGTTCGTTATCAATGATTGTGTAGCCATAGAGAGCCTTATTCCAGTATATCCAGCGCTCACGTTCCTGGTTCACATCCGTCCTGCGTGGTGACCCCATGATCTGCATGACGTCGTTTTTGTTCATTCCAAGAGATAAAAGCATTGATCTCTGGTTGTAATCTACTTTCTGGACTGTTGGCGCACATGCGGTAATTGTTAAAGCTGAAACACCAATTAATGCTGCAAAAAGTAACTTTTTCACGTCACTATTCCCCATCGGTTTATTTGGGACAGATTAACAGGGGAAACAACAACACCGCAATTGAGCCCTGCATTATCACAGGCACTCAGTGAATGCCTGCTGTAATGCCTTAGCTGGCCTGCTCTGCGATGGTATCAAACAGAGCCAGAGCTTCGGTCGACTCCTGAACTGCTTTGATTGTCCGCGCCACCACTTCTGATTCAGTTGTTACGCGGCTGTACTGTTGGATAAACAGCTGATATTTGAGTTGGCTATCCTGAACGAACGCAATAGCCTCTTTTGCTGCTGCTGTGTCGTAGTTCAGGGTGGAAAGCAGATTCAGTCGAATCTGTTCTGCAGGTGTGATCTCTGCCATGTGTTACCTCTGTGCGATGTGGGGAGCATTATCGAAGCCGCACGGTAGCGGCACTGATCGAATATCAGGATGTTACAAAAAGTAACGCTCGCTTATCTTTGAGTTTCCACACAGCAAAGTAAGGAGCTTTTATGTCTGTTGATAATCAGAAACTTTTCCAGAAAATCGTCGAGGAGCTGGAATCACTTAAAGGTGAGACCGAGGTACTATCTATCGCTATATCTTGCCTCTTCAGCGAGATGCCATCAGATAGCGCCAGTAAAGTGAGGGTTAAATTCACAAAGGCCGTGAATGAACTAAACACCCTTAAGCCAGCAGCAGCTCCTAGTCGAAGGAGGTCGCGTCACGACGTGTATTCAAAAGCGCTGTCAATGATGACCAAGCCTGAATAATTTCGGCATCAAGGTTGCTAAGGAATACGCTTCGGGCATCCTGCGTGTTCCTTTCCTCTTCTGGCTTTAATGCTGCCGGCACTGCGTCAGAGATGTTGATCGGCAGGCTGAGGCTTCTCAGTTCTTCTTTGAGCAGGCGAACCTTTTCGATTACTGAATCAATGGCGTTGTCATCAATTTCAATTACGAGTTTTCGTTCTTTCATAGATACTCCGTTCCGGGCATAAAAAGTCCCGCTATTGCCAGTCATCACGATCGAAAGTTGCCACAGAGTAGCGGGCAACATTTCTGCGCTATACTGTTAAATCGCCGAGCTCAACAGAACAGGAATGAAAATATGATCGATCATTACTATGTAACTCATGCTCAACTCCTGGCGCTGAGAAACGTTGTTGCTTTTATTGTGCAAACGATGCCTGAAGAACAAAAAGAGAGTGTCCTTCAGGTTTTGAAAAAATTTGCTGAAATAGAATTAATGGATGGTATCGACGCGCCGCCTACGAGTGATATCACCCCGAAAACAGTTGAGAAGTTAAATAAAGCCTACAAGGCAATCTTCAATGACATTATCGATCTTTCAACGCCTGGCAGGAAATCTGCTTCAGCAAGCTACCTGCAATAGCTCTCGACCTTATCTCCATGATGGCCAGAACGTTCTCGTCTGGCCCTTTCTCAAGTTTGCTCAGTCGAAATTCAATATTCTTTGCCTTGGTCATCGCGTAACCCTGCCGGTTAGTTGCGGGCAGTTAGCCTGCACTGCTTTGTTGTGCGCCAGGATGTCACGCTTGGTCTGCTTATCCAGCACGTCGATATCGTGGTCAGTCAGGTAGATGATCCGCACCCAGCTGCAGGCCGTATCAACGACTACCGGGGCGGGTAAATCTTTCGCGCAGCTCGCGATCAACATCGTCATCAGGCATATGGCTAACGGTTTGCTGTACATCGCTTGCCTCTTTCGTGACTTCTGCCTTACGTTCTGCTGCGGCGACGGCAGCGGCGGCATTCTCTTCGGTACGCTGCTGATCGGCTTTGGCTTCTGCCTTACTGGTCCCGCGAGCGTGGCCAATACCGAACGCGCCAGCGATAACCGCCAGCAAAGCAGTTGCCAAACCAATAATCATTTCAATGCCCATAGTGACCTCATACCAGTACAGATTTAGCCAGGTTAAACAGCGCTCGGCGTTTATCCAGACCGTTTCGACCACCGTTAATAAGCAGCGTTACACGCTCCACGTCGCCGGAATGAAGCAGGCAACCGTGGGAAACATAAAACCATGCGGCTGAACGCGCTGCGTAATCATCTCGCTCCAGCAGCTCAGGCTGGGTGACAAGTTCAAGCTTCAGCGCCAGTCCGCAGCTGCGATAGTTGCTCAGGCCCGTGACTTGTTTCAGACCGCGACCGCGATATTTCCAGCCATCACCGGCAACCTGATTACCGAGATTCTTTTTTCCCCACTCGCCCCCATACACCAGATTCGCGATTGCTCGCTGATTAGCTGGTTGTGTTGCCGTTCTGCCGAGTGCTGCGGCCTGCTGGGCGGTGATACGGTGTTTACCGAACGTAGGCACAAGGCTATCTGCTGAATAGTTCAGATTTTCCACCAGTCGGGTAAAGCCTCCGGACTCATGTCCCATCTGGGCAATGAACATTGCCTGATCGAGTGGAGCAGTGATGCCAAACTCTTTCATCGCGGCTGTAATATGCGGAAACCAGCGCGCAGCTAACCCGGCGCTAATACCAGCCGCCTTCTGGAATTGTGTTTGATTCATTAGTGCCTCAGTGCATCAACCAGCCGCGCTACATTGCCTCTTACGCTCAGCAGCACAACAAGGATCATGATATTGGCCGCAATGGTGGGCCATGATGAATAGGGATAGATGCCGCACAGATACGCCAACGGCACAGAGCTGTATATCACTGTTATCAGCCATGCCAGCCGCGACACCCACTTACGATGACGTGAGTCTCTGCGGCGATAGAACATCAACGTAACAACGACACCAGCACATAACAGCGCATTGATGGTTGCAGTAGGATCATTTAGTACCACCGGAACCTCCCCGGCGCGTTATTAGCGCCACCAGCGAGCCAATATCCTGATTGTTCAGGAAGGTGAGTATTTTTACGGCCAATGCCGAAATGATTACGGCACCAATTGCATCCAGAGGCTTATCGTTGTACCCGGTCAGGTCGGATAACTTAGAACCGACCAGCCCGGAGCACAGAACTCCAGCGATATAGGACACAACGAAATATGCCATCCGTCGTGGGGCGCTCAAATCGGCCGCTGTCGCTATATAAAAGACAGAACCGGCAAATGCCCCGAACACAACACCGTAGTCTGTACCGGTTAATAGCCCGTAAACACTCGCCCCAGTTAAAGCGCCACCAGCTAAGCCTGTGCCGGTTATTGGTTCGGACATCGGTCCCCCTCTATTGCTGTGAATCCTCTCAGAACGAGGGGAAAGAATTCAGGCCGCAGGGTCATGCATTTCACGGTTAATCTGCAACTTTTAGTCAGGGCCTGAAATGAAAAAACCCCGCCAATTGGCGAGGTTCTGTAATATTTAAGTTCGTGTCTAAGTGACCACTCTTAACACATTAATATATAAAATTCGTAACGAATAGACTTTTATGCAACTTTCTCTACTTCTTTTTTATGGGCCCAATCATCCATTTCTAATCTGGCACCACTCATAATGATGCAGGCATCAATAAACGTTTCGGCTATCATTAACCTGTTACGTATTTTTCCCTCTGAACATTTTTCCCAGCGGGCAATAGTCGATTTAGAAACGTTATGCATGTAATGCAACATCACCAGATTTAACTCATCATCCCGGCCAGCTCGTTTAAGCATTCCTACGGCAGCGTCTACAATAAGGCCATCATTGTCACAACATGACTCGCGAGACTTTGAGGTATTTAACAGGAGGCCTTTAAAACCCGCTGCAATTGGTGACCAGTCAACCTGAGAGCCTTCACTAATAGCCCAGGTTCCCCACCGTTCGAGTACCAGTTGAATATCACGCTGCATGGTTCACCTCTTTAATCAGTCCGGTAATAATTTCGATACTGTTGTTGCATTGATTTCCCCAGCGGTCCCATCCTTTCCACTCTTCCCGAGCGAATAGTTCGATCCGTTTCACATCACCGTATAATTGCTCCAGTCGGTTCCTTACTTCCCACGGTTTAGCGCTGTGCTCACCGAGGCAGGTGTGAACAACCTGTTTTACCGATGCGCTGGCGCGGGTTAGTCCGGTTCCCCTGGTCGCTATCAGGACATCTTCTGTATTGCTCCGGGTATGATTGCCGCCGTTCATGCGCGTCTCACGGTCCAGCATCTCAAGCAGATCGTTGAAGTCCACCAGCTCACCGGTACTTAACGCCTTATTGAATCGGTCAGCCGCGTTCTGATTCAGTTTTACCCAGGTAAAGCCTTTCATCGTTCTGACCCGGAAACCCCATGATTCAGCCAGTTCTACAGCCTCGCGGTTATGGGTCCCCGTATACCACATCGCCAGTACGGCGTTATCAGCAGCCAGCTTACGGACAGGGAGAAACTTCAGATCGTCAATGCTCATCGTGCTGTAATGATTACAGGCTGCGCCGTTGCTGATTCGGTTGCCGTATTCCCACGGCGGATCACAGTAGATAAGATCGTAATTCATGCAGCCTCCCGGATAAGTTGGAAATCGTTCAGGTAGAGACCGCCAAAGCTGTACAGAATGCCTTCTCGGATGTCATCCAGCGTCGCGAACGGGAAATGATTCAAATAGAACTCAGTCGCCTTATCCGCCTCTGAAAGCAATTCTGATGCGCTGGCAGGACTCATGACGAAAAGGACATCCTGGAAAATTGCCGCTGTCAGGCATGGATAGGTGATTTTTTTAACGTATTGTCTTGTCATGCTGCCCTCTGCTTTTTCAGTTCGCGGGTTTTACGGCGGTATTTAGCCGCTATGTTTTCCAGGTCTTCTTTTGAGTAATGCTTCGCCTCGTGTGGGCCTTCCAGCCATTCCACCAGCGGCAATCCATACCACTCGATCAGCGTTTCCCTGTAGCGGGCATGTACAGTGGCATTCTTTGCAGCGAACCGACCCGATCCACCGTTACAGGCTTTGCACTGCCGGTAAGCATTCTTCTCTTCAAAGCGCAATTCAGGACGGGCGCCTACCCCCATGAAGTGACCGCAATCCCACTGGCCGCCGAAGATCATAGGTGGATGATAAGTGCCGCATGATGGGCATGGTTTCCCCTCGTCGCGTTCTCGGATAAACGCATTAAAGGCTGACTGGGCTTTTTTGATGTAGTCACCACGAGTAAGCAACGCCTTTTTGCGCATCTTCAGCTTGTCCTTCTGTTCCGCCTCCGTTTTTTTGGCTTTCAGCGCCCTGTTGTGGGCTATAGCACAGAGCGGGCCACAAACCTTTTGCAGGTTGCGGGCCGGCGTGAAGGTTTCACCACAGCTGGCGCACTTCTTTGGTTTGTACGTTTTTACCTTTGCAGGCGCTGGTTTCTTCACTGTTTCATCCCCCGGTGAAATACCCACTCGAATACTTCTGAGCCGTTAAGCAGCAGATCATTAAAGTCCCCCTGGGCAGGCCAGCGAACGGAGACACTTTCCAGATCATTCTTTGCGTGCAGATTTGCCGCAGCGCATTCAAAAGCAGCGGCGTGCCCTGCTGCGTTCGCGTCAGAGTCAGCAAAAATGATGAGGTTCTTTACACCGGCAGGAACGCGGAATTTCTTCATGAAGGCGGTATTCATCGTCGCCCAGGTGTTGCACTTTGTGATCTGGTGGCAGGCCAGAGCCGTTTCGATCCCTTCGGCAATTCCCAGCGTTGAGGATATTGGGAACATGCGAATAGCAACGGATTTGGCATACTCTAAATAGCTGTCCTCCTGCAGTTTCATCATCTTCTTGGCTGCGCCGCCTGTTTGCGCCTTCTTATCACCGTCAAGCAGGGTGCGGTGCAAATAACACAATTCCCCGCGGTCATCTGTCGCCAGCGCATAAATAGCCTGGAGGTTCTTTCCATCTACTGGCTGTTTATCGCAGTACTTGACGCTCTCTGCAGGGAGGGAGTTAATACCGCGTCCCTTCAGGTAGCTATCTGCACCGGTACCACGGAGAGGGATGAGCTTCGAAAACTTACGGCTGACTTTGTCACGTTGTTGCGCCAGAGAAGTACGCACCGGATTTACTCTGGTGCGATCCGAGGTGTAGGTGTTCCCGATCAGCCTGTCTATTTCCGAGGCCAGTACCTTAAACTCTTTGCCTGTCTTGGCAGTCAGCAATGCCCAGCCATCGCCAGAGCCACAAACGCAGATATATGACCCCGTGCCGTCTTTATCATCACAGCGAAATTTCCCTGTACGACCACAAAGAGGGCACTCTCCTTTGAGATGGTTTTTCCCGGTAATACCTGGGAGGCCATAGTATTTGTAAATTTCCGCCCAGCGACCAATCGCAGCTTGCTTGGTATTCATGCGGCATCTCCTTCTTTCTCTTTTCTCTTCGCAAAGGCGATCTGTTTTGATTTAATGAAATTCGTTACTTCAGGCGTGATCTGTTGCGGGGTGTGATGTAACCCCCGAGGCCATACTGAAAACTTTTGTTTGTAGGTATGCGCACACCAGCCATCACTGACCGGGCGTCCCTGCGCTGCACGGGTACGCTGGTAAAAAAGAATCTGAGACCACCAGGATTGCTTCTGCTCAGCGGTATATTTGACTTCCGCTTTGCTTACCTTTTTCAGCCCACGGGATTTATCTGTTTCCACGTCTTCCCCGGCGAGCGGTTTAAAACCACATTTCGGGCAGATGTAAATCCCGGCTGGTTTGACGTAGTGGCACTGGCTGCATTCTTTCGGCAGCTTTTCCGCTTCATCGGTCTTAACAGCTCTCTGCGGTGCGTCTTCCATGCCATCTGACGATGAAGGGAGATAGTCGTATTCAATATCGTCGGGATAGCCCAGCTTATTAACCGTGCCAGTGTGGTCGAAGATGAGGCAGTGATCTTTACCAGGGGCGGCACGCAGACCACGCCCCAGAATCTGAATCCAGCGCATTTCGCTTTTGGTTGGGCGGGCGAAGATAATGCAGCGAACATCACTATCAAAACCCGCTACCAGAACACCAACGTTAATGATGATTTTGGTTATGCCCTGCTCAAAGCGGCGGATTGTTAGCTGTCGTTCGTCGTGCGGTGTGCTGGCTGTCATAACTTCAACCGTCACGCCAGCGCTGGCAAATTCAACCGTGACAAAATTGGCGTGGGCGACATCGACGCAAAAACAAATCGTCGGGCGGTCTTCCCCGTTCTCCAGCCAGTTTTTGACGATGTCGCCTACCAGCTTGGCTTCGCTCATTACCTGGCTGAGCTGGTTTTCTTTGTAGTCGCTGCCATAGCCTGCTACGTATGACGTTTCCACTTTGGACAGGTCAGGATGCGACGGCGCATAGAACTCATATTTGCTCAATGCACCAATGGCGATCAGTTCCTTCATCGTCGTTGGCTTAATCAGGCGCTGGTAGTAATTGCCCAGGAACTTAGCGAAAGGAGTACCGGAAAGGCCGATCACCTTTGTTGCTGTGTTGCGAGTGAGATTGTCGATAACTTCCAGCAGTTTTTTGCGCTTCAGGTGGGCTTCATCAACGATCAACAGGTCGATATTGTCCGGGAACTCACGGCGAATCAGTGTATCCGCACTGGCAATCTGGATCAGAGCTGTGGGGTTGTATGACGGGTGATCACGCCAGACATAACTGATTTCTTCGCCAGGAAGGCCGTATTCCATGAACCGGGCTGCGGTCTGGTCCAGCAGAACCGTATACGGAGCCACAAACATTACGCGCATTTCACGGCTGACAAAGCCATCTGTGATCAACGCGGCTATTGCTGTTTTGCCGAACCCTACAGGGGCGTAGAGCATGAAGGAGTTATTCTGTTTCCAGGCGCTGCGCAGCATGTTTAACGCGACGATCTGTTTTTCGCGTGGCTGGATGTTAAGCATTAGCAGTAACCTCCCCGAAGGCCATAGCCACCAGCTCGGCGATGACAAACTTAGTGCGCTGCCGCTGAACCGACAACGTAACGGTTTTGGTCCCGTCTTTGCGCTGGCGGCCTTTCAGAAAACCGCCATGAATGTGTCGAATAAAATATTCAGAGTTAGCCAGGCGCGGGACACTGCGTACCCGTCCGAGGTTGCTGACTTCGTAGGCTTTGGAATATGGCTCAACCGGAACCGGGGCCCATTTTTCGTTAGCGTCTGAATAAATCATTTTTGCTCCTTTTGGATGGCTAAACGTCTGAACTTCCAATCGACGTTTTCAACCCCATACAGTGATCTATCTGTTAGATCGTTCTCTTCTGGTAAAGCTGTTCCAGCCCTTCGGGCTAAAACCCAACACCGCCCCCTTTCCCCCAACCCAGATTCAGAAAATCAAACCCTGGGTGGGAGCGACGTATATCCCCTAACCGCTGGGGTATACCTCGTGCAAAACTCTCGCAATCGGCGGTTTGCCGTCCGTCGTGCGGCGTTCTGCTGCCGGAATGACACCGGCTCAGCCTCGAACGCTTCCTGGTACGCCTGCGCATACGCCATCGCGATTTTTTCCCGCATACCTGCCGGGAGTGTTGCCAACTGCTCTTTAATCCACGGGGCGTCCTCACGAGCAAAAACCGTGGGCATAGTCACGTGGAAATATTCGTCCTGGTACATTGGCCCTCCTGCTTACGTGGTGAGCCTCACAGAGTTAATTACCCTGAATTTGAAGGTCCATTTGGAGTGTCGTCAGGGGAGCAGAAGACCATGAAAAGCAGCGCTAAATGCTCCTGCCACTTAGCCATGACCTGGTAACTGTTCGCTTCGATTTGAGCGCGTTCATCGCGATCGATTACGCCGTCAGCGGTTGCCTTACGAAGGTATTGAGAGTGTTTTCCTATCCATTCAACCGACTCCATCAGTCTTTGGTTGATATCCCCGTTATCGACATCTTCAACATCGGTAAGCGGTACGAAAACGCCTCCAGAGGCCTTCGCAATAGCATTCGCGATATGGTGTGAACCACCTGCGCGCTGGAGAACCATTGCCCACCCAAACGGGAATACCTGATCGCCATCAGCGCGCAGACGGTTGAACAAGGAGTTCTCAGTCACATCAAGCCATTCGGCTGCTTCTGCATACCCGCCAGGTAATTCCGCGATCGTCTTTTTGATTGCGGCCACCAGCCAGGCTGGCTGTTTCTCGACTTTCCAATCAGGTTGATTACCCACGGTTTACCTCGATCAGCTGTGGTTTAAAAAAACGTCAGATTTGTTACTGTTTTGGATAGATGTCAGGCCGGAGTTCAGATTTTTTAATCTCACCAAGAGTGATGTTTTCTAATCTTGTAGCTAAAGAAAAACCGGCCTTTTTGTACCCATTGAACACTAAGCGTAAGTAACCAGGCGTTGAGCCAACGCTATTGGCAAGCTTGCACTGCTGCTCTTTAGTTAAAGAATCCCAATAATCTTTCATGGAATATGTACCTCCTGAGTACATAGTACATGAAAAAAGTGAACCCGCAAGGCACTTGTACCGAAAAGGTACAGGATGTTTAATGAAAACATGAAAACAATTCAAGAAATCAGGCGCATAAACGCCAGAAAATTGAGAGACGGTGTTGGCGGAAATTCGTTTTTTGCCACGATGATTGATCGCGAGCCGACTCAAACCAGCCGATTTATGGGGGATGGAGCAACCAAAAATATTGGCGACGCAATGGCACGCCATATTGAAAAGTGCTTTGATCTGCCACTAGGCTGGCTTGACCAAGAACATCAGACTACGAATGTGGCTAAAAGCAACGATGTTTCTGATGCTTATAGAGACATTACTTTAGTTCCAGTCATATCCTGGGTGCAGGCAGGAGCTTGGACGGAAGTTGGATATGCTGAGGTAGACTTGAATAGCGCAGAAACTTATCCCTGCCCAGTGCCTTGTGGCCCAATGACCTACATATTGCGTGTCATTGGCGATTCAATGATAAATGAATATCGCCCCGGTGATATGATTTTTGTTGACCCGGAAGTCCCAGCTGTTCATGGCGATGATGTTATAGCCATCATGCATGACTCGGGAGAAACAACCTTCAAACGGTTGATTGAAGATAGCGGACAAAAATTTCTCAAGGCACTGAATCCTAACTGGCCTGAACCTTACGTAAAAATCAACGGTAATTGCTCAATCATTGGGACCGTCATTTTTTCAGGAAAACCAAGGCGATACATAAATAGAGTATGACGAAACCATTTTAAACCTGCCTCGGCAGGTTTTTTTGCGCTTGACAGTGTACCCTTGAGGTACATAATGTACCTGTAAGCAACAGCGAACAGGTATGAACTAACCCGGAAATATCGAAGGTACTAAATGCATAACCTGCAACCTCGTCAATGCTTAGCTCTTTAACAATTTGGACAACACTTACAGCGTCAATGACCTGTTTAGACCCCTACACGTAAACGTGGCGTAGCACCAGGCGCGATCCGGTTGGTGCGAGGTTATCCCCGCGCGAGAGCGAGAACGGCGTGAGAATGGGCAACACTGGTGGGTAGTTGGCGCTGATACAACTGAGAGGAGTAACGATTATGAAGTAGTAACGCGGATAGACCGTAATTGTATGCCTTTTAGGCAGCGTGACGACGGCGTTAATCAGGTCGGGTTCCCACGGCGACGTAGTGAGGGAAAGGAGGCTTAAAGCATCACTGAGTAACCGGTTAGCGCCCGGTTAACGCGTAAGTAGCCTCAAATGAATTGATGTGATTTATTCCAGCCCCTTCATGCGAGGGGGTTGGGCTGAATTCACTTGCAAGTTGTAGGAAAAAAAATGTCAAATGCTAATTATTTTATCAACTTTAAATCAAATCAGGCCTCATCTATTCCGAATAAAAATGATGAATCCAATGACTATTTGCTTTTTAGTAATTGCGAGGGATACTTCACAGCGAAAGGAGTATTTGATGAGGATGGTAATTTTCTTTATTTCTGCGGATGGGTTGCAGGGGAAATAAAATTCTTTTCCCCTGAGGATTATGATTTATGGATTCTACTACCCTCTTCATCTACTTTGCAGGTAAGCAATTTATAAAATTAGAATATCGCTGAAGGTCAGAGCGGCTTACAATATCCATTTGATACATTTTATCGTAAATGGGCTGAAGGTTTTCTTTTTTCAGAAATCGTCTAGCTGCGTCTAATCTTTCTGATGAGAAATTAAGATTAAATTCTATATTATTTACTTTTAAAACTAACTTAGCCATTGCTGGGCTAGACATAGTTGATGGGTCACAGAACATCAACTCTTTCATTACCTTGGTAACTGACATGTAAAATGCCTGACGCAAATCATTTTGCTCCAATAGGCAGTCTACATGTTCAACCGAACCAATGGCAACTTCTACCGTCTGTTCTTCAGATTCCGCATACTTTCGGTCAAATACTTCCTGGATGTCAGCTTCTTTTTTGGAAGCGACACGAGAGATAGTTACCTTAGTGGTAGATGTTGAAGCCATACGTTTTAATTCAGTACTGGCATACCGTCCAATAACAGATGGGTTTTTAATCAATTCAATATTTTTAATAGCCCAGTCAATATTAAACTCACCCTCTTTGAGCAAGTCGGCTTTTTTACGCCACTCAGGTATTTTTGCAATAGCTTTAAAAAGGCTTAGTTTCCTTTGTTCATTCTTGAGGTTTCTCAAAAACGAGTTTGTCAGGTCATTAAACGCAACATTAAAATACTTAAACCCGCAATCATTACCAATATTTGTTTCTATGCCATCTTCGGTAGCAACAATATATCCACGGTTATGCGCTTTGTGACAACTCGTGATGCCACAGGTACGCTTATCTTGTAGTTCATAACTACCGATAATCTTGAATAGCTTTTTATCTTTAAGATCAACATTTTCATGAAAGTTTTCTCGTTGACGAACTACCTCCCAATCAGAAATTTCGATGATGTCGTCGCTATTCAGGTCACTCAATAGATAGATCATGATCTTACCTTTCAGCATTTAGGACATCCAATTGTAACACAATGTGTAGTTCAAATTACAAGCAAATCATGGATAAGCAATCAGTCTGTTTATCCACTCAGTAGTATTGGCAGTTATCCAGTCTTCCACCAATCAAACAGGAGGAAGAGGATAATGTTCTGATGGGTAACCGCCCTTTTTCTTCTATGTGTCCGCTCCCGGTGTTGGCTGGGCTGCCCAACCCAGCGCGGGTTCAACTCCTGCCGGATACCTAATTAATCGGTGATTTATATGACCTTCCGTAACGTTAATTTCCCTTACGGCGATCTGATGCGCGTCCCTCGCGGTGTGCAGGCTGTTCGCAACCCTAAATCATTCGTTCGCTTCTGGCGGCAGAGCTGGTTGTACAGGCTTCTTACCCAGAAAGGCGATCCCTGCTGATAACTGGAGATAATTATGTCCGAAACCAAAAATACCACGCCGTTTAGCCAGCAGTTGGCGTACATCAACAAAGGCACTCTCGATGCCGAGCTGACCGAAGCGCTGGCAGAAGTCATCAAGGCTGTACGTGAAACGGGTAAAAAGGGAGCTGTGACCCTTACCCTTAACTGTTCAATGCTGAATACCCGTGACGAAAACACCATGAAGGTCACGCCAAAAGTAACCCGCACGATCCCGGAACTGGACCGCGCCGATACCATCATGTTCTCTACCGCTGATGGCGATCTGCTTCGTGATGACCCGGCGCAAGTTCAGATGGATTTGAAAGTTATCGAACAAGCACCGCAAGCTGCGCCTATTAAGCTGGCTCAGTAATCCCACCCTCTTTTTCAACACACCTCTCTAAAGGAATTATTCAATGTCTCAAATTGAAGGCTCTGCCGTGCACGACATCCGCGATCTGGTTGCTGCAACGCTGAAAACTAATACCGACATCCCGTCCGTCGTCGTCCCTGATGGATTCGATATCAAATCGCTCGAAAGCCTCCAGATTGCCCCGTCTCGTATTCGCCAGAATACAAACCTGATTTCCCCCGGTTCGCTAATCGCATATATCCAGCGATTCCGTGATACGCGTTCTGTTGTTTTCGCCGATAAGACCAAAACCCGGATCGTCGCGGTGCTGGACTTCCACCAGGACGCCGATAACCCCCACTGGGGAATGCACAAAGCAGTTTATGACTGTCCTTTCTCTGACGAATGGAAGGCCTGGTCAGCAGCTGATGGTAACAAGATGAACCAGATCGACTTCGCCGAGTTTCTGGAAAATAACATCCAGAACGTCGCGCCTGTTGGCGATAACTACTCTGGCCCGTCAGGTACCGAGCTATTGGAAATGGTTCTCGCATTCCAGGAGACCCGTAAGGTTGAGTTCAAGTCGGTTAAGCGCTTGCAGGACGGAACCTGTCAGTTCCAGTACAGCGATGATAAATCCGGCTCAGGCAACACCAAAATCCCGGAAAAAATCAGCCTGGCAATCGCGCCTTTCCATAATGGCGCGCCGTACCAGATCGATGCGCGTATTCGCTACCGCCTGCGCGACGGTCAGCTGGTCCTCTGGTATGAGCTGATCGAGCCGAAAAAAATCATTGAGCACGCCTTCCAGGAGATCGTAGCCGATATGGAAAACCAGCTCGGCGATGAACTGCCTATCTACGAAGGCTCCATCTAACCCATCCATTCCGTGTGTTGTTTTATGCGCCTCCAGGTGGGGCGCATAGCGAAGCACTCCCTAATTCAAAAAGGTGACCATATGCCCAGCTTAGGCCAGCTCTATAACGATAAAGAATCCGGGTTAACTACCCGTAAAACCTATAACGTCCCGATCTCCTCAATTTATGCGGAAGAAGGTTACAACGTTCGCGAACTAAATCAGGCGCATGTCGATGAGTTCCGCGACGCGTTTATTGCCGGTGAATATATTCCGCCGCTGGCCGTAGAAGTTACTGAGCGTGGTGTAAAGGTGATCGACGGCCACCACCGCTATCATGGTGCGCTCGCTGCAATCGCAATGGGACACGATATCGTGCGCCTTGAGTGCAAAGATTTTGTTGGTACTGAGGCCGATAAGATCGCGTTTATGGTGACTAGCTCGCAAGGGCTGGCACTTACTCCCCTTGAACGTGGTGCAGCATATCACCGCCTTCAGAATCAGGGATGGAGCCCGGCAGAGATTGCCGCAAAAGTTAAGCGTTCAGAGTCAGATATCCTTCAACATCTCCAGCTTCATGAATGCACCCCGTATATCAAAAAGCTGGTTCGCGATGGCTCTATGAACTATGCCATTGCGATTGGCATTTCTCGTGAACATGGCGTTTATGCAGACCGGGAAGCCGCCAGGCTGATGAAAAAAGCAGAAGCAGCCGGGAAAACGAAAGTCACAAAGAGCATCGCCAAGCCACAATTCAACGCAGGAAAGGCGCGGAAGTTTCTGGAGATCATCTCATCCTGCAAAGAGACCACCAGCGGCGGGCTGATCATTGAGGTACCACCAGCGATGCAGGCCGAAGTGCTGTCGATTCTTCAGGAATTCCGCTATGAAACATCTGCGCCTAAAGATGACGAGCAACCCAATGATCAGACCTCATCATCTGAAGAAAGTGATGCCGCATGACAGAAACTATCCTCAAATGCCCTACCTGTGGGGCTTTAGCTCAATTCTCCTGGCATGGTCATAGCCCCTATATGCGTTATGGGGCTTTGCAATGTCCGCACAAACATCATTCTGTAAAGGTGACCTACCACGCCGATAGCATTGGTGCCGCGCGATTGAATCTGATTCAACAATGGGAGGTGTTAGTAAATGATTTTCAAAATTTACCGTGATCCCATTCTGCGAAAGACATTAATCCTGGATGCAATAGTTCTGGTTGGAGCGGTATCGCTTTCTGCGCTGGGAATATGGCTGGTCAATCAATGGGTGGCAGCATGAATGTCAAATGCTTAAAAGATACCGAAGGATACTGGACGGAAGGTGAAATGTATCCGGCCCGTGTAGTAGCTGGCGGGTTTGTCCAAGTCGGCGACGATGACGATCCCAATGGCGAAGGCTGGAGCGCTGCACCAATGGAATATCGAGAAGATGGCTCGATCGTTTATCAGGTCGGCGGTATTGAGGGTGATGTGTTATTCGAGGAGGCCAGCCATGACTAATATCACCGAACTGACTAGCGTACAAAAAAACGCAAATATCCACCGTTTATCCAGGCTCATTGCCTACGCATCTAACGACGAATTGCGGCAAATGGCTGTTGAAGTTGAGATTTACACGGATCGGCTCATAGAAGCGCTGGAGAAGGCTAAGGGGATGGAAGACTACTGGAAAACTCAATGCCGTGGGATAACAGACCACTGCGAGGAGTTGCAGGCGCGCATCGCCGAGCTGGAGTCCCGCACCGTGAAGCTGCCACAACGTCTTCAACCCGGTGCTGATGGTTATGACGACTGGTACGTTCACAGTGACGATGATGGGGAATATCTCAAGGTTGATGATGTGCTGGCAATGCTCACCGCCGCTGGCATCAAGATGGAGGCTGAGTGATGGATACTAAAGAATTACTGGAACACATTGACGCCGGGGACTATTACGAGGCCAGTTGCTTGCTCGATGAAAAATGCCCAGGCGCAGCGCGCAAATTTAAGCGCCTGACAAAAGGGTTAGCCGAGTTACTGAAGGACGTTCAGAAAGAGTTCCCTGACGCGAATTTTTACACCGCTTCCGGTGGTTTTAATTTGTTGCTGGGTAGCGCAACTGACTGCGATAGCACTGAGGGTAATCAGTTAATTGCTATTTCTGCCAGTGGATATCTTAGTGTTGGCGACGGAGATTTTTAAATGACCAGCAAATTAACCAGAGAACGCCTGGAAAAAATTAAATCATGGCGTGAAACCTACGGCGCCGGAAGCAACGTAATGCTGCCAGCTGAGGAGGCCGAGGAGCTGGCTCGTATAGCGCTGGCCGCAATGGACAGCGAGCCGGTGGCATACATTTTCAAGCATCCAGCCGGGAGGTTGTTCTGGGCGCTGACGGATGAAAGCAACAAAGGCCAGAGAGATGTCATGCCAGTCTACGCCGAACCGCAGCCAGCGCCGGTAGTGCCTGATGGTTGCGTGATGGTGCCTATGAGGTTAACCGCTGAGAACGGCGCTAAGGGAGCGCTATCCGGTGAGTTTTCAGAGACCAAGTTCGTAAACTGTCCGGAATGCTTTAGTGATGATGAATGTGAAACATGTGACGGTAGCGGGAGAATTGAAATAACAGTACCTGTCACCTGGACGACTATCAAAGCTATTTGGGTTAAAGGTGTCGAGCATTTTGCAACCACAGCGCAGGAGAATAATTAACGTGAACCATTTAATGATCGACCTGGAAACTATGGGTAATAAACCCAATGCCCCTATCGTCTCCATCGGTGCGGTTTTTTTTGAGCCATCAACTGGTGAACTTGGCGAAGAATTTTATCGCGTTGTGAGCCTGAAAAGTTCGATGGATGGTGGTGCCGTACCTGACCCTGACACCATTATGTGGTGGATGCAGCAAAGTGAGGAAGCCAGGTCGGCTATTAACGATAAGAATGCAGCGATGGCTATCTCAACCGCACTCATTCAGCTAGTTGCATTTATCCGCGGTAATTCCGAACCTGGCCGAGTTCAAGTGTGGGGTAACGGTGCAACTTTTGACAACGTCATTATGCGAGCCAGCTATGACCGAGTGGATATTCCCTGCCCCTGGCATTTCGCTAATGATAGAGACGTTCGAACCATTGTCGAATTAGGGCGTGCCATTGGCATCAACCCGCGTCGGGATATTCCATTTGAAGGCGATATGCATAATGCGCTGGCTGACGCCAAACACCAGGCTAAATACGTCTCTGCAATCTGGCAGCGTTTGATTCCTGCGTAAAAATGAATTATTGAGGTAATTTATGACTACGAATGATTTTATGGAAGAGCAGGAAGTATTCGACCTGCTCAAAAAGAAAAAAACTGCTGTTTGGCGTTTAAGAAAGGATCACGGATTCCCTGACCCTGTTCTCACCTACCCTTCCAGGTATAGCCGTAAAGCTGTAATGAAATGGATAGACGAGGGCGGCGTTAATCGAGCTGTTTAACATGCCAAAAAATCTTATCGGCATACAGCTCATACGCTTCTTTCTGTTCCACCAGCCAATCGTGCTTGTTATACACTGCCATCACTCCTCCCAGCTCATGCCCCAGCATCTTTTCGGTGACATGGGGCATAACCCCTTCCCCTGATAAATTCGTCACCAGCGAGCGCCTGAAGTCATGTGTTCGCCACTCTGGTATATCAATTTTATCCCTTAATTTTTTCATATAGAGATTTGCTGACGAGCGATCTATAGGCTTGTCCAGTTCCTGGCCGGGAAACAGAACATCGTTTCCTGCATTGAGGAGTCTTTCAATAAAAGGTTTCACCTGATCGAACACCGGTCGACGGATAACGTTACCCATCTTGGAATGCTCTCCTGGCGTCGTCCAGATAAGATCATCCATGTTGAATTCGCTGGCGGTAGCCAGACGCAGCTCTGATAGCCTGGCTCCCCACAGCAACAGCAGCTGGTGAAGCACCTTGTTAGACGTAACGATTTTGTTGTTTTCAAGAGCTAACCATATCTTAGCCAGCTCGGTATACGTCAGAACCCGGCTCCCCACATCAGGTTTTTTGCCAATGGTCTTAACGCTAAGCTTCAGGACTTCGCACGATGGGATCAACTGGCGGCTGATACACCAGTTCATGACAGAACGTAGCTGTAGAAGAAGCACCCTGGCCTTTTTGCTGTTCTTCTTTTCCTGCTTATCAAAGAAACGCACCCATGCAGAAACAGGAATATTTACTACCGGTGCGTCCGGGAATTCTGTGTACATCGTGTTGTACACAACTGACTTGTACAGCGTCTGAGTGTTCGGTTTCAGCGTTTCAACATACTTACTCCACCACTGATCCAGGCACTCTTTGAGAGTCAGCTCGCCATCTTCTTTGGCAAAATAATTTTTCGGGTTTAGTCCCTTGAGGTACAATTCGCGCATCTCACCGACGACTACGCGCGCCTCCTTGAGAGACATAGCGGGATAGCGGCCAATGGAGAGGCGAACGGGCTTACCGTTCCAGCGATAACGAAACTGGAATGTGATCGTGCCAGTGGGAGTTATGCGTACACTCAGCCCGTCACCATCTGTGACCTCGGCTGCGCCGCTGTATGGCTTAGCATTGATGCTACGAAGTTTGGTATCACTAAGGGCCAC